CGATCTAAGACAGCACTTAAAAGAACCTATAATACCCAAAGAAAGGAGAATTTACATCATGGCGCAATAAAATATAATCGAGAGGTGACTTACAACTTGTACTAAATGCTTTAAATATTATAGGTTCTTTTAAATGCTGTCTAAAAAAATGGATTTGCTTTTTCGAAAATTCCCTCCGGGGAAAATATAAAGACCGGCGCGATGATGGGAGGGGGTGTTCATTTTTTAGACCCCCCTCTATGCTTTTACACATATATCATGCAATCTGTTCATTTATTTCTTCATTTCTGTACACTTTTTTATAGATGTTGAGGAAATCGTTCTGTATGATTTCATCAATTGCTCTTTCATGTTCAATGTTTATTTCATTCTCAGACATACTTTCATCAACTTGTTCAATTCTAGCAAGTTTGTTTAATGTAAAGTAATCTTTTGAATTGTCAAACAACAACCATTCAGCAAACTGTGTAAATGGATTGTAAGGATTGTCAAATGTAGTCAATCTACAATCATTAGATGTTTTAGTCATGCTTAATTTCCTCCTTTCAAAGCTTTAGAAATTGTTGATGTTGAATAGCCAAGTTTATCAGCTATCTGTGCAATTGTGTATGAAGCAGACATCGCTTTAATTCTGGCTATCTTAACATCTGATAAGGCTGATGATTCTTTAGGCATTGCCTTTGCTCTCAACGAATCTGGGTCCGAATTATTTAGTATTCGTTTAAGAATCGTTTCACTCACAGCACCTGCCTGAATAGCTTCCCATTCATTATCAGTGATTACTATGTTTCTATCTCGTCTCTTAACAGAACCAACGTCAAGTCTTGCTTTACTTAAAGCCTGCTGAGAAACTTTCTTTTTATCTTTAGCTTTCATGTCAGGATTAGCTTCTAATTTCTCATTTATGTTGGCATTAGCAATTCTCTGTGCGGCTCTCTCTCTAACAGCATTCTTTTCAGCATTGTTAAGTTTTTCTAAAAGAGATTTTACCTCTCCCTCATACTTACTCTTAGCCTCTCTACTGTATGCCACTTTACCTGTATCTGCTATAGCAATTCTAGCCTTGTTAGCCATATCTTTCATTGCATTAGCATAATCAGCATACACTAATTCCATAGGATGGCGATGAGTAGATACTAGTGTATTGGCATCATCTGTCTCAGCCATCTTAGTACTCTTCTGTTGGCGGGTTTTAGTGATAGTGGTTACCTCGCCAGTTCTCTTATTAACCTTGGTTATCTGATAATCGGCATCATCAGCCCTCTTATATAGAAGAGCACCTTCAGGTCGACTTGGGTCATACCAAATGTCTCCCTTTTCTGGATTATTCTTATACTCGTTACGCTTAAGATTAGTACGAGGAGTGCCTTGTCTTTTATCTACATCATACTCACCTTTTGATCGTGAGATAATTGTAGCAGCACCACCTTGAGCTTTGCCCTGATACTTCTTCTTAAGTGCAACAATATTATTATCAAGCTCACTCTGCTTGTAATCCAGATGATGCTTTTCCGCATCAATGACAACCATTGAATGCTTTACTGCCCTCGCAAGTTCATCTTCAGTTGCACCAATCAGGGTCATATCAGTAATAAGATTGGAAATCTTTCCCATCTCAGTATCAGTCTTTGTCATCAGACGATACTCTCTACCATTACGATAATAATGCTCTTTACCATCACTATCTTTTCTACATTCTCCACCGTAATTAAGCTTAGGGTCAAATCCCTCTAAGTCTTTTAATTCTGGAGTAGATGTAATTTTTACTTTTCCGCCCCTATCATGGGTTGGAATACACATAACAGTATCGCCATCAAAATCTGCACCAGATAATCTTCCTGCGACATTAGCACTAATACCTATAGCATCTGTTGAAGACTTACCAATCATCTTAATAGCTTCTTTATTTCTATTATTAACAGTAACTATCGGTATTTCAAATGTTCCACCATGCGGGTATCTTACCAATGCAAGTTTAGTTCCATCAGCATAATCAGGAGCATAAGCTTCTCTATCGCTCATTGTAGTTAATGGTAATATTACGTGATACTTCTGACCTGGCAATGCAGCTGCCTGTAAATGCACTGCTGCTGAGTCGCATGATGATGCAAATTTATCAAGATAATATTTTTTAATAGTAGGATTGTTCAATGCCATTATGTCATCAAACTCAGACTGCTTATCTGCCTTGGCAATTCCTAGCTGTTTCTCAGCTAATACCTTATTCTGTTTTGACAAGAACTGAGATGGCAAAGAATCTTTCCATTCTTCCCATTCTCCTTCTTCTCTTGTTTTATTAATTAACCCAAGCTTCTTTTTACCCTTTGAATCTGTATACCAATACTGTCCGCCTTCTTCTTTGATGAGGGCTCCAAAAGGATTGTCTGGGTCGCTCTTAACATCCTTGAGACATTCCAGCTTAGATAACTTGTTTGATTTATTGGTGTTAAATCTAACGTCTATGCCTTCTGGTAAGTCATCAGCATATACTGCCATTCCTTTTATATATTTCTTACCATCCACCATAATACGAACCTGAGAATATCGAGACTCTCCTAATGAAAGGTCTGGAACATTTCTTCTAAGTTCAATAAGACCATCTTTCTTTATACCACCATCTTCTGCATAACAGATTTCAAGACGCTTAGAATTTAAACTCTCAGGATAATGAAACTTCTTTTCAAATGTTTTTCCATCATCTCTAGTAATATAATCGCCAATAGTCTGAACCTTACCAAAATCGTATATGGCGCTGTGTGGTGTTCCAGGAACACACAGAACCTTCTGAGTTGTCAACTGTCCTTTATTAGTTGCCTGTGGAAATCTATTTCCCCAGATTTCATAACCACCTTCTGCCTGCAACATATAAAGAGCCTGATCCATTTTCTCTTTAGAAACATTTAATTCAAGGTTGGCTTTTGAACCAACATCTATCATTTTCTTTTTATCAACTTGTTCTTTTAAAAAATCAGCAGTTGCTCTAGCCTGGTTCATTCTCTCTTCTGCTTTTTCATCGAGTAAAGACCTGACAGACGATTCATTAATTCCCATCTGCCTACCAATTTCAGTTGCATTAAATCCTTTTTCTTTTAATGCTTTAGCGGCAGCAACTTTTACGGCTCTACGCTCATTATTAGCGATGGCACATACAGTTCTAAAATCGCTTGAAGTGTACCCAAGAGATTTAGCTATTGCATTGTCGCCAGTCCATTTCACACCATCTTCATCAGTATAAGTAAACTTAGATTTTCTCATCTCTTCTACTCTTGATAAGAAATCTCCGCTATGCTGAAATGGCTCCTCTCCCGAGCCCCATGGATATCTTCCACTTCGACGAGGCATTCCATAATGAGCAAGAAAATCTTCTTCACTGAATGCTTGACTTCCCATATAGGAAAGAATCTCTTCTGCTACTGAATTCATGTTATCTTACCCCCTCGTCAATTTCTTCCATAATTTTATTAAGACTAACAATTTTATCCATGATTGGTAAAATATCTTCTGCTGTAGGATTAAATACTTCGACCTCATCATTTTTATAAAGACGAAGCTCTATCCTAATATCACCAGGCTTCACTCTGTATTCCAAACAGAACAACGCAGCATAAACCATAAGCTGTTCCATATGTCCTGAATCGCCAGTTTTTAAATCATGTATTCTCAATACATTTTTATTAAAAGATATAGCATCTGCCGTTCCAAAGAAATAATCTGAATAATATAAAACTACTTCAGTGTTCATCCGAAAACCAATTGCATCATTGACATATGCACATAGTGTTTTATTACTCCTTGCCTGTTTAATACCTAGATCAATTGTGTCTTTAGCCCATGCATGAAGTCTGGTTCCCATCTCTGCTGCTTTCTTTTTTCTATAAACAGCAATTGCCTTATCATCAGAATATCGTAGCCATGCTGATTGACTTGCACTAAATGGTGCATGTAATCCTTCAAGATTCAAATGCTTTACGAAGTTCATTTAATACTTCCTCCTTATTCTCTGGATATATAAATCTGGAAAACGACATATCATTCATCTTATTGACATAAAAATCCTGATTAGGTCTTTTCTTAGCATTAGCACTCCTCTTATTTTCAAGTGTAGCCCAATGCTTTCCATACAGAATAAGTAGGTCTGGTATTCCTTGAATACAACCAGCATCTAATTTGGTTACAATACATCCAGGAAACATCTTTTTTAATTCTTTCTTAAGACTTGCCTGGAATTCACTTTCTTTTTTCATAACTATTCTCCTCTCAATTAATTAGTCACAAAAATAAAAAGACCCAGGGCCCGAAGGTCGCCTGAGTACGTTCCAAAAAAAATATAAATAGCGCGTTTTTAGTTATCTCTCCTATAAAAGGGCATGTTTTTTACGCTCGCATAATTAATACCATAAGCAAAAAATAAGAGCCTTAGTTTGTCACACTAAAGCCCATAAATATAATTCACACATATGTAAAATGATAACCGTTATATGTATGAATATTATTGTAACCTGTAAGAGCATCATGTATTCTCCCACTACTACAATTCATAAATTCTGCGCACTCTTTGATTGAATCGAATTCATCGCCTGTCTCAACAATCCTTACACGAATTCCAGGTCGTCCGACAAAACTTCTCGATAAATCAATTTCGGGAATCGGTTCATCTATTCGAACTATATGATAGCCTTTGCAAGTCATTCTCGGATTCCGACTCACAATACTGGCATGTCTTGCATTTCCTCCAATATAATTGGCACACGCCGTTATAGAATCAAATACTTCACCAGTTTCTATTATTTCTACCCTTACATTATTTTTCATAAATATAAATCCTCCATTATATCTTCTAATCAATCATTGCATATGTTGGTATTAAATCAGTTATTGGTACACAGAGTACATATGATAGATTTACCAGTGCTTTTAATGTTGGCATTCTTTTTTTATTAAGATACCTGCTGATTGCCATTTTGGATAACCCAGTCCTTCTTGCTAACTCTCCTTCGCTTATATCCATTTCATACATAATATCTCTTAAGTTATCTGCAAAGATATCTATAAACTCAACTTCGCTTATATATTCGTTGTTATGCATGTTACTCTCCTTTCTTTGTGCTAAAAATAAAGGGGTATTAACCAATTGGTTACACCTGCAAAAAGTCCTTTAATATATTTAATTTTTTTATTATGTAATAAGGGGGTGTAACCAGTCGGTTAACACTTTGGTATTAATTATGCGATGTTAGCCAAAAATAGGCAAAATATAGCCAAAAATGACCAAAAATAGCCGTTTTTTAGCCTTTTTGTATCATAATAAATACCATCGAGTAACCAAACGGTTACACCAGTCAAAAATGCGATTTTTCAAAAATATAAAATCATATAAAAATTCTTCAAAAAAACATATCAGTAACCAATTGGTTACCCATAAAATCACTGCTTTTTCTGTCCAATCCATAACTCAGGATTACCCAAATCCCACACAATTTTTGCTCCACACATAGGACATTTTTCATCTCTTCCCTCTTTGGTAGATTTTACCTCTCTACCACAAGTACAATATCCGTACGTAACGGAGCCATCAATACTCTTCCAATATCCACTAACTATATTCATAAACCCTCCTAAATATAAAAAGAAAGAGCCCTTGTTAGGACTCTCGTAATTCTTTAAGTCTAGCCATAAATATTTCAGCTTCACAAATAGTTAATGGCATAGGCATTTGATGTGTCTGTCCTATCCAATCTTTTTCTCTTGATATTGTTTGTGAATGTATCATACAATACTGATCTTCGTAATCCCATTCTAAGATTACTTCTTGATCACTTTTTTTATTTTCATAAACAATATATTCATTAGACATGTCACTAACACGAATTTCATATCCCATAGCCTCTATTTGCTTTTCAATATCTGTCATATTTACTCCTCCTTAAAATATTATTTATTCATAACACACCATGTATCTCACACGACTATATCCGACAGAGCAAAAAGAAAAGCCTCAGCAAATGCCAAGACCCCTTCTTTTAATAATTACTACATATTAACCCTTGCAAAATATGTATGTTCGTTGCCATGAAAAACCGCTGAAATTCTAGGAACCTCATTGTATTTTTCAATACATTCCTCCCTGAATTTAACTAATTCTTCAACATTATCAAACATAAATGTAAGCATAATATAAATCCTCCTTATTATTTTCTCATAATATAATAAGTATATGTCGCGTATGTTAATCAGTCTTACGAACTAACCAAGAATATAAACGGTATCTAACGCTAGCCGGCTCAAACCTGTATTTCAGAGCCTTACTAGCAAAATATAGATTAAGCATCTCTTTCATTGTATTTCCTCCTTGCTGTTGCTTTCATATTCATCACAAGTTTTAACAGCAGCATGACCAGTAATCTCACATATGGGACAAGGTTGAATAAAGTCTCGCTCAGGTTCATCAGAAATATAATGTCTGCATGTAAAACATTTATGTTTATCATATGCGCTTTGTAATAGTTTTTTATATTCGTCTTCATAATATTTTTTCTGTTCAGGAGTAGGGTTAAATACTTCATTCCAATCACATATCATTAGTCTTTCCTTTCCTCAGCCATATCAAAATTTAACCATTTCATTAAAGATGCACAGCAGTCTGCACACAAATCATAAGTTTTATGATATTCATGGTTCCACAAATCTTTTGCATTCAAAGTAATGGTAGTTAGATATCTCGTTTCAGTATCAGTTGGTTTGTCAGAAAAATCATACTCATATGTTTTTCCACATCTATCACATTTTTTAATATCAGACATTATTCATCTACCCCCTCTGTTTTCTTTTCTGGTTTTCTAGTGTCTTTCTGAATACCTACCAAATATCCATAAATCATAGCACTTACAATCTCACCATTTTCCAGTGCTTTCATATCACTCTCACTTAATAATATCTTTGCCATAATTAGTATCCCTTCTTATCAATCCAGCAAGCCATTATCAATAATCTGAAAGTTGGCTCTATGTATATATAAAGCCTTACCATCTATTGATAACTTTGTAGTTTTAGGTAACTTCTCGCAAACTTCGTAATAAACACTATCTCCTGAATATGCACATATTGGGTCACCAAGTTGTGATTGAATTACTACTGTTCTCGCTTTACCAAACATATTCTTATAACGATTTACCGTATTAGCTACAATTGGGAGTTCCCCTATATTCCCGGTACTATTACTTTCAATATCCTGCTGCTCGAAGTCTACATCTGGTTCAAGTCCTTCCTCAGCAAAAATCACTGTACTTCCACAGTTTTCCACTTCTTTACCGTCTATGGTGATTGTTACAACTGATGACTGTACTTTGTTATAACCACCCTCAGCATAATCATATTCTCTTACGGTGTTAGCATTAAGGTCTATACGCTCACCATGCATAGTCATGAATTTTTCACCGTTATTGGTATAAAATTCAGCTAAATATTCATTTCCTTCAATACTTCCTTTTATTGATTGTACGCCGCTGTTAAACATTTCACAGCCAGTTAAAGTGCATGCAATAACTGAAATCATTAATCCTAATAATATAAATTTTGTTGTTTTCTTTGCCATAATTATTACCTACTTTCCTGAAGTCATTAAGTCAGCTAATTGCTCAAGTAAACTGCATGTCTTTTTTATTTCCTGCTGCATTTCTGATATAGTCCTCTTAATCTCGTCGTTTTCTGTTTCTAACTTTAAGATTTCAACTTCCATCTGTTCCTGTGTCATCATTGAATATTACCTCCTAAATATAAAAAGAAAGAGCCTAAGTCCTAAGACTCAAGCCCTTTGCTTTAATAAATTATTACTGTTTAGTCATCATGTTAATACGATTGATTTTATCCTGAAGGTCAAGAATGCCGTATATTTGAACTAACGAATTATTAACAATCTGTAATTGCTCAGACATGATGTCTAAACGCTTTCCCAGATTATCATTTTTCATTTCCATAATACGAACCCTCTTTTCAAGTTCATCAATTCTTTCTTCTGATGTCATAATATAATTCCTCCTTAGATTATAATTTATTCATTAAGGAACATGTTTTTACTGCGAGTTTTTAGCCTCACTACAGAAATCACTTGTGTAAACCCATTTATCAGTATTTGTACATATACCATCAGAATGTACTTTTTCTGCTGCATCAAACGGGTAATCCTTGTATTCTGGGTCTTTTTTCATATCTTCCAATGGCATGAAGTATTTACAGTCTTTACATCTTATTACCTGTAAATAATAACCAGAAGCCATCTTTTCAATTTTCTCAGTCCAATCTGGATTCTCTTTTGCGTACTCAGCTGTATCACATTCTTCTGGTAATCTCTTAGCTATCCTGTCTAAAGCGTTGGCAATCCTTGTAAGCTGCTTTAAAATATCATTGTCATATTTATTATGCGTCATAATATAAAATCCTCCTTAATTTGAAAGTAACCAGGTCGTGCAAATAATTAATAATATTAAATATATAACTGTCATCTGTACCCCCCTACTCCTTTCTTTATCTCTTATTTTTAACTAAGGCGAACATTATTGTACATAATGTTATACCCCACCATTGCCAATTCGTAGTGCTATGTATTCCGACACTATTTAAAAAAATTGACTGAAGTATAAGAATGAATGTACTGACTATGAAATTGTTTGTTTTAGCATTAAACATTTTTAATACCCCTTTCAAATCGAATTATTTGTCCTTTAGCAACATCCATATCGTTTATAGTATGTAATACTACGGAACTAAATATATTGCGCAATAGCCGATAAGTTCTCAAATATCATTCCTATTTAATCAGTATCTCCCGGCTGCCACAATCCAGTACCCCTAGAATTATCAGTTTTTTCTTTGACTAACAATGGGCTAAGCGGAAACTGGGTTTCACCAATAATCAGCTCACTATAAGATAAAGTTTCAATCCATGAACAGAATTCTCTCCATTCATCCAGCTTATGGTCTTTACGAGATTTATAAATATTTGCCAGCACCTCATAGTTTAACATAACATTACGAGTCTGGTTATAGCTGCTTGGAAGAAGTTGAATCATCTGCCACCAGAACTTTTTGTCTTTTGTTTTAAGATAAGCTTCTCGGTTCGTATTTAATACTCCAATAGTGATTCTTAAAGCATCCAGAGGAGAAAATATTATCGGGCATTCAATCGATCCATTTTTAGGTGGGTCTTTATACCAGATAGCATCGTTATTATCTCCGATCCAGTCTGAAATCAAATGCTCGCAGCTAAAATCATCCAACGTAAACTCTTTCTCCTGAATTTTGTGCATGGTACTACAAGAGTTTGCAACAGTACCAACTTTATAAGTATCAAATTCTTTCCCATTAATGGACTATCTTTTACTATTGTTTTTTGTGTGTTTAAATCTAAAAGTAAAAGCCCAATGTAATATCTGCATTGAGCATTTACTCTTATTTACTTAGTGATATAGTGTATCCTTCTAAATGCATCCAATATATTTTTGTTGTCTGATGATGACGTCGTTAGCAAGTAATATAAACATATTTTAATTTTGCTTCCAGCTAAGTATAACGTTATGGTAGAATCTTTATTTTTTTTCTTGCCGTTAACAATACCTAAGCGGCTTGCTATTTTAAAACATTTTAAATATCTTGCCAACCTAATTTTAACATCGTTATGCTCAAATATATCGAATGTACGTATGATAGTTTTACTCATAAAATATCACCATCCTTTCATAAAAGGAGTTGTAAATCTCGCTAACACATAATAATAAAAAAACAATAGGACACCATTTCGGTTTTCATGAGCTTCGTTTCCTAAAACCCAGCTACGTATCAATAGTAGCCCTACTCCCCCGCCCGGAAGGCATAGGGGATAGCCTCTACAGGTTCATTTCAAAAAAAATAAAAAAGAATAGAACTTGCTATGTTCACATAGTCTCATTTTCCTATGATCCGATATCAGGTTTCTCACCTCTCTCAATTTGTATAAAATATACAAACCACAAATTCATGTGTCATTTGTCTTCACGAGTCTATTCTCTCATAATACACCATGTAATTTTCGCGAAATAAAAAAAGAATACGCCTAATCAGTGCTTCCTATGATTAGTAGGGTAGTCCAACTATCCGACCACATGCATTATCGCCACTTCTTATAAATCATAATTGATATCTAATAATTTATAAGAATAATATCAATTTAGCGACCCACACAACGCCCTAAGCCAATAGTCTCTTGTCCCCTGTGAGCTTTTTCACATATTGTTCCTCCGGTCTCCTTGTCCGATATTCTTTCATTAAAGAGTTTGTAACCTTCGCGAAAATATATTTTTGAAATGTTTCCCACGGGATTCCAATGGGTGGTTCCCCGTTAGCCACGCTATAAAATATAAAAAGAAAGAGCCCATGTTAGGACTCAATCTTTTCTAATAATTCTTGCGCTATATAATAATCTTCAATGTCCATTATATAATCAGTATATCCATCTAAGACTTTGCTTGATCTTATAGTTACCGTATGTTTACATTTAGGTAATATCCGATTCACAAAATATTTGCCTTTTTTGGAATTAATGTTGATTGTTAATGTCATTCTAGCTATCATATAAATCACTCCTTTCATTATAGGAGATGTAAATTTAGCGTGACCCCTAGCGATAACTAGGCAAAGTGTTTCATTGGCAGAAAGAACTACCAATATAAAGGCGCAGTAATTCTTACATACACCGGCATCATTCTCATAAATTTTCTATGATCTGTACCTGCGTTGGATAAGCGCTGCATTAATCCTAAATCATTTGGTCCAATTTCTTTATTAATATAAGGACCTGAACAATTAGGATTACAGCATTCCGGATTGCAAGGTCTATCTTCATGGAAACCAGTTCTACAAATCTTTACATAGCTATCGCTTTTCTCCCAGCTATTCATAGGATTTCTCATCCCCTGAATAATAAACTCCATCTGCTCTGGACTTGCCAGAACCACGTTTTCTAATTTAATCATTTTTATATCTCCTTCTATGAATATCATAATCATCATTGTCACCATTTGTTCCAATACAGTAACAAGTGCATTCGTTGTCTAATTTAAAATACAACTTAACAAAAGAACACATTATCGAGGCTATTATTTTTTTAATCATCTAATCCTCCTAACTGTATTTTTTCTTTACATTGTGGACAGATTATATAGTCGTAACCACAACTATAACTAGTAATCAACGCAAAATTTGTACCATGCTTGATATCTTCATTTTCGTAAGAGAATAAACATCCACAACGTTGACATTTTTGCTTTCTAATGGTTCCGTGTTCTATAATTTTAATCATTATCCCCACTCTCCTTATCATCTTCTACTGCTTTTTCCAAACACGCAGCCAAAGGTCCATTAAGTAAGTGTTCCCTTTCAAAGAATACTGAACCATCTTCAGCTACCCACTCTCCTACAATATATAAATCGCAATTTGCTGATAATATATCAGTTTTTAAGTCATGAAACATTATATGTATCTCATAACAAGCATTAGCTGAGACTACATATCTATATAATCCCTTTGTAATCTCAGTCCAATTTTCTAATTTAATCATTCAATGTATCCTCCTAAATCTATATCAATAACCTGATTCACATCGACTTCCAAAATATCAATTTCAATATCAGAAATACTCTCAACATGGGTGTTTATATTATGTGTTTCTTTCTCATAGAGTTTCACTGTTACTTCAGCCCTAACTTTCTCAGCCATTTTTTTATCGGTGAACGCACCATAAAAATGCTCATCATATCCATATCCCTCATACCAAGTATTTCCATGAACCAAATATAATTTATCCATTATTTTGTACCTCCTACCATCGTTCTACTTTATTGTCTGCTTTACACTCCGGACATGTAACTGCACCAGTCCAATATCCATTTATTTCTTTTAGTTCCACATCTTCTTTTTCAAAAGAAAAAACACACCCACAACGAATGCAAGTACGCGAATTAAATACGCCATGCTTTATAACTTTAATCATTTTTATCATCCTTTCTCTTAGACTCTTTAAACTGTTTATAAAATTTCTTTTTATTATGCCTGTTAAATGCACTTTTGATAGCACTCACAATAAATATTATTATAAAAAACATAGCTAAAACAATAAGGCCATACAGTGTGTCAGCAATATTTTTAGATAACCAAAAATCAATCATCATCCCCCTCCTCAAGTAAAACCCTAAACTCTCCATCACCAGCTTTAATTGCCTTAATTTCTCTATTCAAAATATCGGTGCTAAGATATTTAGCTGGATTAATATCATATTTAATATAAACTTCTGTTTCGCGACGGGCATTAACAATGGCAACATCGTTATATGCGTTTAATAAAAAATCTTCTAATTTCATAGTGTTTCTTCCCTTTCTTCATCATCAATAACAACTTTAATATCATCTGGAACAACCACAGCATCAACGCATGATGGTAAAACAATCACACCAGTTTCTTTCTGTGCTAAAATATTTCTTCTCAATTCTCTCAGCCTTTCAGGTCTGACTGCGCTTCTACACTTAATAACCAAAATATCACTCATCGTTTGACTCTCCTTCTTTAAGTTTTTGTTCAAATTCAGAGAACATATTGTGATACCCATCGTTAATATCATGGCTTATTCTACACCATTCATTATTTATATTCTGACATATTTCAAACCATTTTTCGTTTGCCTCATTAAATTTCTTGCTCCACAAATAATTGATGTAAAAGCATAAACCAGACATGACAGTAAAGCCAATAAAAAATATAAATCCTATTGTGTTCATCTCTTCTTACACCTCTTTTTATATAATTTGTCTAATAATATTGTTGCAGCCATATATAAATTTTTAATACCATACATGGAAAATAGCAAAAATAATACAATAGGCCATAATAGTAATACAATTATGGTAGCTGCCAAAGAAAAATCATATGTAAAATAGTCGTCGATATCAGTTCGACAGCTTGTTTTATAATCAATATTTGTATTCAATAATCGACACTATAAGACATATTATTAAATACAAATCAATTAACAACACTATCATCTCTTTTTACCTCTCTTTTATCCTGCAAAATATAATCGCCATAAGCTGCTGGGGATATAATATTTACCTTCTCGCGTTTCCATAATGAATATCATCGACGCCCAGCATAATAACAATGTGCTATATATTTTTTAACCGCCACATCAATTTCATTTTTTAACTGGTCAGCAGCATTAACAAGCTCTTTATCATAATGAGTATTCTTAAAATATACCCCCACATCAAATGCATAGCTTATACAAATAGCATCATTTAATAATGGTGTTTTATTGCCTAAAAATATCGGCATACTATCATATCCGTTAGTCGATAATTCATCCAATAATTCTTTTAGATCTTTGACCGTACATTGATCCTTAGCATTATCTAACATCTTCGCACCCCCATTCTAAAGGGCAGATATAACCGAGCCCAGGTATTACATGTTCTCTTGTGTCATATGAATGAGTTGACCTAAGTAAATATGGTTCGCATTCGCTTCGGCGATCACATATATCGCATTTAGTATCTTTTTCATGATACTCACCCCTTAATTCTTTACTAGGACTTTTAATTCCTAATATCTTTTTAATAAACTCTTTAATCATTCTGTTTTTCCTTTCCATTGCATGATCCTACATTATTCTATCTACACCACTATAATTATGCTTATTACCCATACAAGGGTGTTCACATATTCCGAAATATACTCCTGTATTTTTGTTATACTTACATTCATGATCCGAACAGCATATAAACATCTAATCCATCTAAATAAAAAAGAGCCTTAGATTTCTCTAAAGCCCTTAAAAATGTTTATTTTTTATTAACAATCTTAACCTTATGACCGAGTTTATTTTCAATTTCTTCGATTGTCATTTCTTTTGTTGCATATTCCACTATACGGTCTATATACGTAAAATCAGGTCTTACATCCTGTTCGCCAAATCCGACATTGATTGTCTTGTGCATGCAAAAATAAAGAAACGGCTCAGATGCTTGCGTTTCATTAATTGTTATATTATCTACATGATTATAAAGTGGTAATGGAACATTATTGATTACTCTTTCATGTGTATTACCATATTCATCATGGTATTTATATGTAAGACACAAAACATATCTATTATCTGATTTATTGATTTTTACATCCATCAGCTCACAATTATTAATCTCTGAAATCATTTTTTTCCTCCTTAAATGTATTTTCTAATCTCTTACGTGCTTCCTGTATGCCATCTTGAAGTCCTTTTTTATAAGCACGATCTAATTCTGCCGCATTCTGAGTGGCAGTTGCCCAACGCTCACCAATACTAGGACCATATTCTCTGCTCATTCGAATTAACTGAATGGCACGTACTAATTCTTCTTTTTCAACTGTAATATTATAATGTTCAGCAGCATAACTACTCAGCGTTGAAAATATAAATGCATCTTGTGTCTCATTCACAGTGGTTATAATTTTATCAACTGTACTGCTTATAATATCTGATGTGTCTCCAAAAGTTCCCATAATTATGCCTCCTGAATAAATTTTTTTAAAAACATCATAATAACTAGACTTTGAACTGTTAGTTCCTAACATTTTCTTAGAAATGGCCATAGCAAGTCCTTTTTCTTTATCAAACGTGTCATCTTCTCCGCATCTGACGATTGTCTTATCTCCATCTGACCACAGAACAATTGTGCATGGACCTGAAAATATAACATTCTTGATTTCTGGTTTATTATTACATATTCCATAACGAGCATTCATAATTGCTTTATATCTTTCACTATTTATTGGTGTTGTCATATATTGTAATTCCTCCTTAATATCAAAAACGTCTCTGATTTGTTTAATGATCATGTCTTCGATATGCGATGTATCATAATATTCATTTATTCCGTCGCATGGAATACGATAACTAACCGCAGCTTTACCAAGCATACTATATCTGCGAAAATAAAATGTGGTAACATCTGGGTATGTGCTATATTCACTCTCTATAGCAATCCCATGCGTCCTACAGAATTCTCCAAGTCTAATCATTGGATGCCCTACAATATATGGTGTATACCACTTAGGTGTTGCCAGCTTTACGCTCATATCTGTATCTAAATAGTTCATAATATTAATCCTCCTTTATAATTCCAAGAAACTCTACTCGTTCCTCTGCTAAACTTACAAAATATCTCTTACCTTCAAATTCAACAATATCTCCGTTGTAATCTGTATCTTTATCTGGTTCTGAGGCATACGCTAGTATTCTTATTTTTGTTGTATTATTCATAAGCACCTCCTAATATTCACTCGGAAATAGAATAGTTGTTACACTTCTATCGCATTCCGTAATTATCCAAATTGTTGTGTTCTCATACTTATATACTGCTAAAATTCTGTCGTTGTTCTTAACAGCATAATCGTTAGTCATCTTATCCTCATCGCAGGTATCACCCCAATCACATTGAGCGTATCTAGCAATAGAATCATTGACAAATTTATCAAAGTCTTTGTTCTCTCGTCTAAGTGCCACCTCTCTAGTCATAACAAGAAAACCCAATTCAAATTTTGCGTCCATAATATAAATCCTCCTTAAAATGTGTAAAAAAAAGAAAGAGCCCTTGTTAGGACTCTGTCTCGTCAGTGTCATCATTTTTTAATTGACTATCAATGTATTCGTTTGCTATGGTTTTCACAAATTTATACTTAAATTTATAATAACCTATGAAATACCCAGCAATACCAACAATCGCTAATTTGACGCCCTGTTTCATAAATATCACACTCCTTTCATAATAGTACTTGTAAATTACACGAACTATTATTTTTCCTCTTCAAAACATATTGGTTTGTGTGAGTACTCGTTAAATGGTGCATCTAAGCAGGCATTACAAGGGTCTTTAATATCATCTAACTCATTGTACTTACACAGCTCACAATATTTATCAAAACGAACTTCTCTATCTTGTTTACTTATCATTCCTGTCTCCTTCTAGCATCAACCATTATTCGGTCAATCTCATCATTACTCTTAGCTTGTTTAATGGCATCCACAACGTCATAACCGTATCCCAAATCTTTAGCTACGGCTTTACATCGTTTTTTACATTGTGACAATGATTCTACTTTAGGTATTGGATTGTCAGCCCCACATGAACCCATATTTTTTCACCTCCAAAAAAATATAAGAGGCTCAGTCTATATGGCCAAACCTCTTAGATATGTTACTTAAAACAACGGCTTAATATTATCCGTCTGTACTGTTTTATAACCTCCTCACATGCCTCATCAACAGAAAAGCCTTTAACAATTAATTCTGAAAAAGGATTGCCAATTTGTATATGTGTTATAGTATTAAGTTCTCGCTGAACAATATCAATCCATAAACAATCGTCATTTTCAACCCTTACCCAGAGTCCGCCTTTTACTTTTTCTTTTAATTTCTCATGTAACGCCTTACAAAATATAATTTCATACTCGCACATATAAATCACTCCTTTGTTTTATTTTCATTAAAGGAGTCGTTCTCATCGCGAATGTCATCGTCTGGTTCGTTAACTGCAAATATAATATTGAGTACTGTTCCAACCACCAAGACCACAATTATTCCAAATAGTATCAATATCATCTCACCTACCTATCCCATTTAGTAAACTTCCGTTCATTAAATTTTTTCTTTTCATTAAGTGCCTTAGTTATGGCTAAATCAATACCAGCTCGGCTTTTCAAATGATAATAATATAGATTAATAAATGGTGTATTCATTCGGTCTATTCGACCGCACGCTTGTTCCATAACTTTATAGCTGTAATTTTGCGAGTAAAATATAATTGTGTCAGTAGTAATACAATTCCAGCCTTCACAACCAGCCGTATACTGTACCAAATATATCCATCTCTTTGAAGTTGGAACTGGCTGATGAGCATGTCCACTCCATTCAGTAACCTCATAAATGTCGTCATAATTATCAAATGTTTCATTCAAATCAGCCATAGTATGAAGTAATATATCCCGTTCATAATCAAAATTGTAGAATATAATTGCCTTATCAGTTTTATCCAGTAATTCAAGTAGAGCTACAACTCTTGATTCGTCTTCGTTAACCAGCCGCCTCAGAACATAGCAAAGCCCCGCCGCTTGCTCAATAGGTTCTTTTTTATATGGGTCCCATCTTGTTTTAAGTATCTCTTTATACTTAGATATATCATACGAGACATGAATGTCTTGATGGTGCGGTACGGTACTTCTCTCGAAATCCATATCTATAAGAATTCTGTCTCTTAGCCTAATCAATCTATTCATATCGATGTATCTGTCAACTTGAGGCCATTTGGTATATCTTGAATATATGATGTGCCGCTCTCTAAACTCCGTTACATTCTTGTAGAACCTATTGGCTATAAATACTGGAATATAATCGCTCCATGTATCTCCTGGAGTTGCCGACAATATAATCCAATCGTTATGTTTAGATATCTTTAAGAACGCATTAACCCATACTCCAGAACCAGTAACCTTGTCCTCGTCAAATATAAAGAAAGCATCTGTTGTATCAGCATACTTCTTTATATTATTCCACGAGTCAACTACAATTTTATTAGAATATAATTTATTATTCTTTGGATTACTGGACATACAGAAGTTGGCAAGTTCGCCTTCCCACTCCAATGAATCTCTCTTATTAGCCGTGGTTATGATATATAAGTCTTTTGGATTTTTCATATAAATTGTTTCCTGATTTTCAAGACAACCGCCCTGCTCTTTAAAATAGTAATATAAACCGGTACGGGACTTGCCTGAGCCTGTCCCGCCGTTAAGTATGCATCCAGTTCTCATTTTTTTTACAGCATCCATCTGATAATCTCTTAAAAATGAATTAGCCATTAGCATCATCTTTTTTTTCGACAGTAGTCAGCTTCTTATATAACTCTTCAGCTTCCTTACCTTCGAAAGCGTTTATTATAACTGTCGTATCATTCATCCTTGTTCTTCCAACAACCATAACAGGAGGTGAAAACGGGTCTTTGCGACTATAACCGACAATCAGTCCATCATCTAATCTCTGAACCTTTAACTTATTACTCATCTGCTTCCTCCAATCCATATATTGTATGTGCTGTTTTTATAACATTCACATATAATATCTTCACGTTTTCAAAGTTATTCTCAGCAACGAAGTTGTTAAACAGTGTATTTAACTCACCGATATTTGGATAAGAAATATCAAACTGTGTCTCGTCTTCATCATTATCATTATGAGAAAATCCAACATTTACAGTTGCGTAAGAATCGACCTTATCTACATATAAATTCCATGTTCCACCTTTTACAAAATAATTTGTAATCATACTCAAAATCTCCTTTAAAAAAGAGCCTCAGCATAAACTAAGGCTCTGTAAAATATTATTCATCTTCTTCAGCTTCGTCTTCTCTTTCATACTCAGCAGCGAATCTATCTAAATCCTGGGTTACTTCCATGGATGCAAGATATGCAGCTCTGAACGGCTTACCATTAACTACATCATCATATGGTCTTATATCCATTCTCACAGAAGCTATATTTATATCATCAAGATATCCAACATTATCTTCTGTAAGAAGCTTACGGTGTCCACCAGTAACCAAATAGATGTTAGGTCCTTTTCTTGAAAACTTTACCTTAACTTTCATATGCATACGAGGTGTATCTTCTGGGTCAAGTGAATCCTTAACTTTAATATTCCAACCTACTCCGTATGAATTTGTATCGTTGGTCAGCATATCTGCAAGTTCCTGATCAGGTATAACCAAACTAAAGTTTCTGTCTCCGGCATTATTGTACTTAGATGCCTCGCCTCTAAAGTTTCTAAATATGATTCTTGCGTCGTCAATCTGTAAGTTTCCGTTTTTTAAAATCTTTAATTCCATAGTCTAAATCTCCTTAAAATATAATTAATAAAAATAAAAGACCCAATGCGTTTTGCACTGAGCCTTTTTAAATTACATATGAAATCCCATTTTAATATCATTAGGATTTTCTGTTGCTGTTTTATCATAAGCAATATTAGCTGAATCACAGAACTTCTGAGCTGTTTTATTACCATTATTAGCCAACGTAGTAAAACTCGGTTCTATTACTAACTTATTGATTATACTGTTAGCAAATAACGCAATGTTTTTACCTATGTAGTAGCCAACAGTTGCTTTAAATACAACTTTTCCAATCTGTTTGCTATTCAATGTTAACATGTTCATAATGTAAATCCTCCTTAGATTTGATATGTTTATCCATAACATGCCATGTTTTTTTCAAACGAACATCAATTAAATGGCATCCCTTCGTCTTCGTCAGCATCTTCTGGTATATTCATAAACCCTGGAGTCACTTTACAAATATAAGGGTCGTCCGAAACGAACCATTCAAAATCTCCATACTTTGATATTGTATCAACTGCATCATCTATTAATCGCTGATAGAATGAACGGTCAATATCATCATACATGTTAGCCGCTTTCACCGATTCTGATTCAAGCCATCTAAAACCTGTCGAGCCAGATGCTGCATAATTCTTACCATCGTTAACACGATATAATACTCCGCCGCCGCACCCTCTTTTTATAGGAGTAAACTGTCCAACTCGTCCAACAAAATGCAAGTCATGACCAGCTTTTATTTTCTCTACAAGTTCTGCGGCCTGTGGCTCAAAAGTTGTATCTGATATCTTTCCCTTCTTATATGAAGATTCAAGCTTGTCCAATTCTTTTTCTAAGCCACTTACATCTGTCAATCCTTCATTCATATCCAAATATAAGTCACCCTTAGATACCGAGAATGTCTCACACATATCTACAAATTCGATTTTCTCATGTGAAAATAATGTCTTGAACAAATATGGAACTGCAAACTGTGTTCCAGTAGCAGTCCACTGATTACTGTGTTCTTCGTTATCACCCGGGATATAACCATACATCTTTTTACAGTCGTCTGCGTCCTTATACTTAGCAATATAAACGGCATCGTTAACAAGACACATTCTGTCATATGTAGCCTCATGCTCAAATGTATATCCATATCGTTCACCAAAGTCCATAACAAACTTAATAATCTCTGGCGTAGCATCTGGAATCTTAATTGAATCTGTTTTAATATGCGCAACTTGGAATCCTCGTTTCAGAACCTCGTTCTTAAGGTCGATCATGAACAGAGCTCCTCGCTTGGCAACAATATTATCCTTATTACGGATATCTCTAAATGGATTATCAAAGTTAGCTGAAGTAAGACCATAAACCGAGTTGATGGCTGTCTTAAGTGCATTAGCTAACTGTTTAGCAGACATCTCACCATCAATGACCTTCTGAATATATGGTGTAAGTTTACCGTCAAGCATGTGATTAACTTCATCCCATGCCTTATGTTTAATACTAACTCGACCCTCAACAATATCCTGAAATGCCTTTGTATATCTAACACCAAACAAACATTCAGCAATAACACTATGTGGGTGCATAGAGGCAATATCTAACAATGCGACATTACCATACATTCCAGGAACACCCTGAGCGAATCCGCCTTCACCAACATCTTCTCCACGATAAGTTGATTTACCATTTTCAAACTTATAACCAGGAAAATACGGTAACAAACTTCCTGCTTTTCCATGAGTTTTTTCCATCATCTTAGGACAAGACTTAGCTAAGAACTGATATGTCTCCTCATCCAAGTCATAAACAGGCTTCGACAAATCTCGATAATTAAATTCATTCTGAGGTTTTTTATTAGTGCCAAATATGATTCTGGTTGTTAGAGTGTTTGTCGTATCATTAACAGTCATATCTGCTAAATCGGCCAGAATCTGTCTTGCTGTCCAGTCTGCCGATAAATAATTAAAGGCCGCCTCAGTAGCGATAACATCATTATCACAATACTCAGCGACCTTCACCCACATTTCCTTAGGGACTGGTTTATCCCATGGCAAACCTAATTCCTGATGGTGTATTCCCATTTCAATTTCAAGCTTCTTTAAACTCTTTTTATTTCCAGCCGATGCAAAATCATATACATCGGTATAACTTAAATTATACGCAGCTCCAAAGAAAGCATTTCTATCACCAGATATAATTCTCTGTGATAAATCGTATAATTGCTCATTTGTATACCCCATCATTCGTGCATATATCAAATGATTATCATACCTTCTACAATTGAATCCGACCAGTTTGAATCTGGTTAATTCTTCAATATCTGATGGACTAGGATTAATCATTCGTATAACTGATCTTCCTTCTCCCTGTATTTTCCAATTAACAAGAAACAAATTAGGGAATACTTCGATGTCATAAAATATAAGTTCATCCGAATCTGCATCATTTGAACTGTCCATATCTTCTGATTTCCATTTAATCTGGTCAACCAGTTTTAAGCAATAATCTGAATGATTTGAACTCTGCGCCGCAAATCCAATTATTGCATTTTTCATATCAGACACGTCATATTTAAGTCCGCTAGAATATGCGTCATCCAGAATCTTTACTATAAAATCCATACTAGGCTTTGTGCCTGGATGAATCTCCTTGAGCAAGTTACGCTTTATTAACTCTCGTAAACTTCGCTCAGATTTAATCACCTCTCCACTTACCATTTTCTTTTCCTCCTTTAAAGGTAAACCAGAACTGATAGTTGCAATTGGTAAGTTATTACATTTAGTCAGTTTCCTTCGCAATGAAGATTTTCCAGTAAATACCTTAATTTCTATTTCATCTGCAAATATTCGACTAAGCTTAGTAACATCTCCAGTATAAATATAATGAAGATGTATCCCAGCGCCTCCTTTACTGATTTCAGCGTATGTAGGAGGCCATTTACTAGCCTCTGCCAAATTCTTTTCAAATGATTTTTCTCCTTTCTCATCCTTGATATCAAAATCAATAACTATGTGATTTTCAGGAACCTTGACATAATGAAGTCTCGATTCGTCAATATCACTGAGTTTTGTTGTGACTTTATCCCATGGCATGGTTGGGGTCTCATTGTCTGTGGCATATTGAGCTGGACACATACAGCATTCTTTGCTGAAAGTTGTGTTGCCTGTAGGTTCTTCAATGACGAGCCATGATTCTGAATTGACATTCTCATTTTTACCCTCCGACTTTTTTTCAGATTCAAATATCTCTTTCTTAAACTTTCTATAGATATTCTTCATACGACCTTTACTGTCTGGTTCTTCTTCGTATTCCTTGAAATAATTTTTCAACTCTTCTTTAAATATTCTTTGTGAATATGGGTAAGGTACTTTTGCGTCATCACAATATACCTTGTACATTTCCCAAGAAGCTTTCAATGTTGTCTCATCATCCCTAGAAAATACAAAATATGAATCCATAACAAAGTTATAAAAGTCATTTGACGCTCCCATCATATCAATTGGGATATAGCTGTCGTAAGCATCTGGTTCTTCTTCATAAACGGTTTTACAATGATAGGCTATAGCACCTAATTCAAAACCAATCTGCTTAACAACCTGTTTATATTCTCTACTATTCAATTTATTCCCTGATGGAGTTACATCGATAAGTCTTCGAATAAGACCAGATTTGCCATCCGTAATCTTTACAGGTTTATTTGTACCCATAAATAAGAAAGCATTAAATCTATTAGAATATGTTGACTTGAACTTTTCATTTACAGTCATAAGCTCGTGAGATACAAGACTATTTAACCTAGTGTTATCCTCGATATGAGATAAATCACCATCATGCTGGATAGCCACTAAAGGATTTGTCTTGAATGCCTCCAAAGCAAATACATTGCTGGATGAGCCTAATGCTTTAGCATCAAAGACCGAATAATATCCTTTAAATAATTCCTGTATAACGTTAAGAATTGTTGATTTACCCGTTCCAGCAGCTCCATAGAATACCATAAATTTCTGAATCCATTTAGAGTCCCCAGTTATTACTGCTCCTATAGCCCATTCAATCTTATGCCTTTCTTCTGGAGAATATAAAGTTGAAATGAGCTTATTCCATGCTGATGTGTCACCTTTCTCCAAAGGATACTCCAATCGCTTACTAGCATAATCTTTCTTAGTTGTCTTAGTGTTTGCAAATATAAGCGTTTCATCTAATGGATGAAAATTATCTCTCATCTGCTTTTGACAATATTTGTGCCAAGAATCTATCACGCCAGTTTCGCTGTCCCACATATGAAGAATATAAACACTTTCGCCCATGGAATGTTGCTTATACTCATCAGCGAATTTATCCAGTTCATGGTCTATCATTTGAATTACATCCTGTTCATCTGTAGACCACAAACCAGACTCTTCAATCCAGACTGCATAAAAATCTCCACCTCGTATCATGAGGTCTGTGCTTCTGTTATTAATAATGAATCGAGGATATATCTCTGTAACGCCCTGCTTTTTGCTGCGAGCAGATATTTTTAAAAAATCAAGCATTACATTTCAAGTCCTCCTTTCTAAGATATGCCGTCAAGATACCAACACATCTGGTCCCATATCTCAACCATTGCTAAATCACATTTACAATCCCTAATATAAAACAATCCACCTTTACCATTTGGTGAGTATTCCCTATCAATGAATCTATCAATGACATCATTTACATATCGCTTGTCAAAGTTATTATTATACATGCCGCCAAGTTCCATGTTGTTTATCATTTCCCAAAACCACTGCGCAGTTCTATCACCAACTTTGGGGTTGTCCATAATACTTACTTCACATCGGATTGCAAGTGCAATCATCATCTCCAATACAGTACATGGTCCTGTTATATATGGTAAGAAATAATCCTCTTCAAATCCCATGAATGTTGCAAATCTACGACGAAGCATAAGACCATCAGACGCACGATTAGCATCATTACGCATCTTCCATCTAAATTCTGTTTTATGCAATGCACGTAATAACTCAGAATATGAAACATCCTTGGAAAATCTATCTTTGCAAACCTTATCGCTCAGCCATGCAAAGTATTCGTCATTTATTTCATCTATATTCATCAATTGTTCCTCTCATCTGGATATAAATCATAATATTCTTCTGAATTTCGAAGAATTTCATAATCAACTTTTTTACTATCATCTCTGACATATACGGTATCGTCTTCATACTCACCGAAATGTTCTAAAGATTCAAGACCAACCATCTCATCAATGTCATCAATCTTATTATCGTAGATATCTGTAAGAACGCCATCTGAATAATAATTAAGAGTTGTTGGCTCATATTCAGAGCAATCATATTCGTCTGGTGTAATTACATATGGTCCGGTGTTATTCATACTTTCATCTTCCTCCTTTTCTTCGCTCTTGTTATAAGCCACATACTCCTGTGTTTTTATTATATTTTTAGCGTTTTTTTTTACACCTTCGATGCCTTCTACGCTAGTCAGTTCACTGTTTTCAGAACCGCCTTCTTCAATAATATCTTCGTATGGACCTAAATCAAATTTATACTTTACAACTTCCCAGGTGACTACAGAACCTGCTGCGACACCAAGAATAAATGAAAATATTGCATCAATCTTATTCATAGTAAATTCTCCTTATTTTGAAAAATAATGATTTCCTTCACAAAACAGAGGCGTACCATATTCACTGTAATGCCCTGCTGTGAAATATAAAACTTCGTCATTTGTTCGATTGAGTAACTCATCAATTACTAGTTGGTAAATATCTTCCTTAACATAACATCTGTTTATTCGTCCGTTATGCACCGAAGAAAACTGACCGGGAGCGTATACAACCTCACTTAACGAGTTGTCAAAACGCTCGCAGTCAATGCGATTCAGAATAGTATCAATAACCAATCTTTGACCGTATTCACTTTCGCCTTCCGCTTCTGCCATAGTAACTAATGTTAACAATTCAATCTCATCATCTGACATTACGAAGGTCTGCTCAATCACAGACTCTTCTATTTCTGCTATTTCAATGGTTTCATCTTCAATTAATTCATCAAAATATAAATCTTCTTCAGCAGTATCGTCGACTTTATACTGCATTGGAACAACAATTTCACTTGAAACACTTGCTTTGAATATTTCGTTCGTAACTGGCTTCTTCATATGAATAGGAATTAATGAAGATACACCAATTACAAACACCATTCCGATAGCAGCTAGTTGGTTCTTAATTTGCATAATACTCCCTTCGTAAAAATACCCTTGGCTCGATTAGTAACCGAACAACCAAGGGCAATCAAACATATCTCGGTATATATTTCCCGAGCCAATGCTATTTAATCCTGGGCTCATCAAGATACTTCAAGATGTTCCCATCACAATTATAATCAATTATAATGCTTCGCTCATATCCATTGACAAAATCTACCGCTCTAGGATTGTCTAAATCGAACAATCCAAAATCAATACAATTGTCTCCTATAGGATGCTCCTCATCGTAAACCCAACCAGCAACCTGACCAGCTGCTGTCAACGGGAATCCGAGTGCTTCATTAACGTCGTTTACAAATAAACGTCCTTTAGCCTTAAGCTTATCGTTTAGATATCTCTGCTGATTAATAAGAAACATTTTATTAGCGCCAGGTGTCTTACTCCAGTTAACATTAGATTCATCGAATATAACTGCAAAATCACCAAGAGTGTTAGGGTCAAACACTTCTATAGTCTTCTTAACTTTCTTCTCTTTGCCAGTCTTCTCATCTATGACAGTTTCTTCGATTTCTTCCTGCTTTGTGTTGAATCTAAGCTGTTTATCAACATCTTCTCCAAAACGCTCAACAACTCTCTGTCTGTATTCCTTAAGCGTCTTGTTAGTTGAAGCATAAGCAGCTGCAAGTGCAATATTTCTCTTCCTGAGAATATTGTTAGATGTAAGAATTGCTGTGAGTGATAATCCACCTAATATAACTGATGGTGCATACAGCTTTACAATATCCATTACCATATGCGCTCTGATTATCACTTTATCCTTAGCAGCATCTTCTTCTGTATACTCTTCTGACCCCTCTGGTAACATATCAGGATTAGCTATAACCTCATCAGTCTTGATGATGTCGTCGTTAGCCTTATCGATGATATCACTTAGCTTTGTTGTTGCTCTGCAAGCCATTACACCACTTGCACCTACACCAATCACACCAGCACATATAAGAATCTCAGGACTATATTTCTTTACCTGAAATCCTACCTTATTTAACATTCTTGAAGCCTTGTTTGCTACATTATTAAAATTAAACATTATTTATCTCCTTTCGAACAATCGCGTATTATTGTATTATCTGCAAACTGAATATTATTTGTGTTTTTAATAGCCTGGATTTCTCCACCTAATGCTGCATAACCGCAAATATCAATCCAATTATCATCTTTATAAACACCGCTAGAATTCCTAGCAACTTTCATAAGAATCATCATATTGGCAACATCTTCAGATAATATCTCTGTCTTCAGATATGCACTCCACATATCTGCAATTGTCTGAAAACTATCTTCAGCATCGCCATATGTTCCCTGACGCTCACCATTAATGATTGACTTAGCCTTGCTTAGGATTCCATCTCTACTTATTGAATTGCTACTATTCGTATTATTTTCTTTAACGTATGCCATAATATAAACCTCCTATAAAATCCACATAACAAGCTTATATGTAAGAGCCATGATAAGCACCATTACACATATTGCTATAACAGCTGCAAAAGCATTTCCTAAATAATATCCTAATGATTTCTTCATAGTTCCTCCTATCTTAAAGGCTTAGCCTTTGGCAATCTGAGCATGTAATCACCTCTGATACAAACAACTTCTGCTGAACTTAAATTAGTCCAGCCATAATCGTTGTCCGTGTAATTGTGACTCATGCCTACTGCATCATATAAATCCCCGACACTTACTGAATCATAGGTATCGAGAATATCAAGTAGAGTGTCTAAAACTTCTTTAGCATCTGACCGATTATCAAATATTAATTCTTTATAGTCATACGCATATCTTGATTCCCGTCTCCGCTCTCTGTCGTCACGGTCTCTATCAGAATAACTTCTATAAGATACGTATGTTGCTCCATTAGAATACCTGTCTCTGTCGTCACGGTCTCTACTTGATCTCCGTGTGTCGCCATACAGAAGAATGTCAATACCATCTTTTACAATATCTGACATTAATTTCTTTACAGCTGGTATAAGCACACTTCCAAAAATATAAGACTGCATTCCACTGGCTTCTGGGGATATGATAGAATCTTTCATCTTCGCAATCTCAGATTTCTTCTTAGTTCTAACCCTACCACTGGTTACTTTGCTTACCTTTTTCTCTTCTGATAATTTAGCCTGCTGTTCAGCTTTATATCTGTGAGAGTTTGGTTTAATATCCATTTTTACTTCGCTCATTGAACGTCTCCTTTAATATGTTTCTAGCAATTTGCCAGGAAGAGAAATATTTGTTCCTGCAATCCTGTTATTCTGCTTTTTAAATTGATAAGCTAAATTGTTTCTTGCTTTTGCCTCGGAAGGAGCATATGTCTCTCCTTTCCAATTACTAGCAATACAAACATTAAACGACATAATTGGTCCGTTATAGACATATCTTGGCATATTAATATCTCCTTTCAGCCAAAAGAAAAAAGGAAGACACTCTGTTAAGAGCATCTCCCTCTCGGTTTAATAAATATTCAATTTTCTTCTACAGCTTCATCATTGCTGTCATCATTATCAAGAACTGTGTAATCGCCATCCACATAATCATTCATAGCTTCCAAATCACTATGTCCAGATTTCTTTCCCAGAGCGTAACATAATATCATTCCTAAACCTGCACCAACTCCAATTCCGAGTTTCTTGCCGTTTTTCTTAATAAAATTACGTACTTTCTGTCCTTTACTCTCTGAAACTGCTGTGATTTCAGTAGCTTCTTCTGATACCTGTGTATCTTCCATTTCAATTACTTTCTTTTCTTCGTTTGACATAATATAAATCCTCCTAGAATATAATTAATTGGATATGTATTTATCCATTAAAGGTGTTGTTTTTAACGCGTTTTTTCATACTTGTAATGTGGTAATACTGCATACTCAAGTACCCAGCATAATTCGCCCTCATCTGTTGAACTTGGGACTTCAGTAACAGTTATCAAACCATCACTGTAAATATTCCAGCCCATGTAATCTGATACATCGGTATGCTTTAATCCAATCTCGTCATACCATTCAGATAAGGAAATGCACTCTTCCATACCACCTGTAAGTCTGTAATTAAGCCTGTTTATAGCAGCCTTGACATCTTCTAAATCCATTTCAAATGGCCTACCTGATATGGGTTCGATACATAAGGGCTTTCCCTTACGTACAAAAGATGGCTCAGTAGAATTAATTTTTTCTACTTTCTTAGCATCTACTTTCTTCTGAACCTCTTTCTCTCTTTCTTCACCGATGGTTTCGATCACTTTCTCTTTATAGTCACTGAGTGTATTAGCTGCCAACTGATATGCCGTGGCAAGAGCAGCATTTCTCTTTACATGAACTGTGCTTGCTCCAACTATGCAACCTATGGATAATGCTCCTGAAATCATCGCTGGAACATATGGTTTCCATGCAACCTTGACCATTTCTGTAGGTTTAAGTTCGACTGCTTCTTCTGCTTTTTCTTTCTTAGCTTCATCTATCAACTTCAAAGCTTTTGGTGTTGCTTTGACAGCAAGAACAGTTGTCGTAATCATTCCTGCAATACCTACACCCACAGCAATTTCAGGACCATATTTTGACACCTGTTTTGCTATGGGTCTGAATATCTTTTCTAAATTAGTTCTCATTCTTTTTCTCCTCTAACTTCTTATCAAACATGCCGATATACCTGTCACCAAATATTTCTTTCTTATTATTCATAGCATCTTCAAATCCAATTGCTGCTACTATGGCATTCTTCTCCGCATCAAAAGCAATAAACTGAATTTTATTAATTCTTAAATAATCCTTAACGACGTCCATTGCCTCATTAAATTCTTTCTGTGTTGGGTTTGTAATAATGTTGTTCATAGTAAATTCTCCTTTTTTGATATTAAATATTTTAGTGTTACATAAAAAAGAAAAGAGGCGCCGTTAGGCAACCTCCTCGTCCTTAGATTCGAGCTTATCAATCTTTTCGCTAAGCTCATCGATTTTCTTACTTCTCTTACTGTCTACAACTGCTGTGATAAATGTCATAATTCCCATAGCAGCTGGTATTATAAGAGTTTTAAAATCAAACTTATCTTTCATGATTAATCCTCCTTTCCATAATAGGCTAAGTATTTGACACGACAATCAATAATAATCGTCGAAATTTACTCTTGGTTCAAATGGCATGTCGATTATATAGCATCTCCTACCATCTGGAAGGTCCTTTGGAACATGATTGAATTCAATCCAGAATTCACCTTCATCAGTTGGAGCCCACCCCATTTCATCTAATTCGGGTCGTTCTTCTATTCCAATAAAATCATAAAACTCATTAAGCAAAGCTGCACCAGCCAGAGCGAAGTTTCTATTCAAATGATATTCAGCGTTCATAACCTGCTCAACAGTAGCTTCAAAATACCTATCAGATATCGGTTCATAAAATAATACAGGCTTACCAACATTTTCATCTAAATATAATGCGCAAGATTTGCATCCTAAATAAGAACTTGAAATGTACCTGTTTTCTGCTTTCTCAGCTGCAAGTTCAGTGATTATCTTTTCATGAGCATCCTGTCCGTATAATTCAATAAGTTTTCTCTGATAATCTTTGAATCTCTGGTCTAATAATCCATATGCACTTACTAAACTTGCCTGGCTCCTTTTATTTAATATATTTGCGCCAAATATACATAAAATAGTCGCTGAGCCTGTCACTATGGCTGGTAAATATGCAGGTAACATAGCGGTTGCCTTTTCTGCAAATGTAAGTTCCTCCCCTTTCTCGTCACTAGCTTCCTTAAGCAATCTTAAAGCTTTAGGTGTCTGTTTAGCTGTTGTTACAGCTGTTGCTACTACACCAGCCGCGCCAATAAATGTTAGTACAGTAGCAGTTTTGCATTTCCATCGATAATGTGACTTCATGCTATAAATCCTCCTTATTATAAAAATAAAAAAAGAGAATAGAATGGGACTCGAACCCATGGCCCACAGAATAAATCTGCTGCTCTACCACCTGAGCTACCTATTCTCTCATTAGATAAATTGTTTTTTACGCGGATAAAAAGAAAGAGCCCTTGTTAGGACTCAGTCTTCATGTTTTTCAACATATCCTCCAACAAATCTAATTTGTCATCAATTCTATCAAGCATTATTGCTTCGCTAATTAATACTGATTTTGATGCCTCTATCAATCGTAAAGAACCCTGAACAAGTAACAACGTATCAGAATCCAACTCCTGTATGGTATCCTTGTCTCCAAATTTCTTTGCAATTATCTCAGTAAGAACATCCGTCTCATTGTATAATCTTTTAACGCTTTCTGTCATAATACTCATAATATAAATCCTCCTTATTGATTTATTGTTTTCTCATAAAGGTATGTGTTTTTTACGCGGATAAAAAGAAAGAGCCCAAGTCCTAAGACTCAAGCCATTCTTTCATCAATGCCTAGTAATAAGTTTTTTGATTAGCCGTACCAAAAAACCAATACATACTATAACGTCCCCAAATATAAGTATAGCTGCACTGCCTATTGCACTTGCACTAAGCACTACAACCGTAGTTAGTATAAGAACGATAAGTATCAAAATAATTAATAGTATCATTTCAACCTCCTTATTACTTTCAGTCATTAAAGGGATTGTATATCGTGCGAAAAAGGAAAAGCCCTTGCGGGCTCAACCTTAAGCATTTGATGATGACCATTTCATATCATTCTTTGAAAATATTTCATTGATACCGTTAATTGTCCGTACTCTATCAGAAACCATACTGTCACGACTATGAATTGTAACACCTATCTCAAATTTAAAATCTTCGATGGCATTAGCAGCCTTAATCATTTCATCAAATTTCTCCAAGAATTCGTCAATCTTCTGTGTTCTCTGTTCTTTTTTCATTTTGAAATCCTCCTTAATGTTTCATCACTTTCTCATAAAGGAACATGTTTCTTACACGAAAAAGAAAGAGCCCAAGTCCTAAGACTCAAGCCCTTTGCTTTACTTTCTACATATCTTTGATTTAATTTTTTCTTTTACTGTCCTATAAGTATCAACAACTGGTTCTCTTAACTCTGGAGTAACTGCAATAGCTACACCAACTGCAACTGTCGGTATTACTATCTGAGTCGTCCATTGTCTAATCTCCCTAGCTGCTTCAATAGTCTTCCAAGTCATATTAATATCCTCCTTATATGTATTTCATTAAGGAGTATGTTTTTATGCGACAGAATTACCACTGATTTACATATATTTCAAAAGAAGCATAATTAACATCTTCTGGAATATCCATATCAAATGGTGTTGTTGAATTTGCCGCAACTTTTTCAACATATGTATTATCAATTCCAACTATATTTTCGCTACCGTCTTTTAATAACATGACAACTACAGCATCATCAAATGTGTCGTTATTATCGTTTTTGATTTCACCAACAATCTTATCAGAACGAACTGCTGTATTAACAGCTTCTAACGGCTTGTATTTGTCAGTAGATGATTTTTTTACATTATAGTCTTCGACTGGTAATGCTGAAAATTCAACTGTGTCTGGAATACCATCTACTCTGAATGCCTGACTTCCATAAACGAAATCCTGTTTAGGATATATAATACTACATGTTTGATCATCGGTTCCTAATATTGTTCCGCTAGCATCCTTAGCTGTTATTCTAAACGATGGATATTCAATAGAACTATTGTCATTTGGGTTATATAAATCTACATAGTAATATAACCACTCATCGTCTACAACTGTCCAACCAGAATCCTTTATTTCAAGTTGCTGAATTTTTTCACTATTTTGATTTTCAGTCATACTATTATTGTTGTTTTGTACTACAGAATTTGAATCTTGTCCATTTCCGCAGCCAACAAAAGATAACAATGATGCCGATAACATTACCATTGATAGTGCCTTTTTGATTTTCATAATATAAATCCTCCTTAAAATTAAAATACATATCTATTATTATAAATATATCACAGAATAAATATAATAGCAATTAATAGTGTTAAATATCACGCTTATCAAAGCAAGTTTCCCAACGCTCTCTTGGAATTGGTTTCATTTTGAGTGCCCACATGAGCTGTCTTACAGTTATCGTTGGATATAATCCGTCCGTACACTTCCCAGCACGAGCATCAAATAAATCTTTAAAACCAATATCCAAATATATTGGGTCAGTAAGCCAAGGGTCTATAGCAGTCCACCATGTATGTTTTGTTTCAGGGTTATACCGCTGCTGTATAACCGCTAACCCTTTATCGTCAATCTTATATAATGTACATTCGTTATATACTGGATGATTACAGATGTATCTTTTTCCATATAATGAATAATATATATCTGGCTTATTAAAATGATATCTCATTAACTCACCACCTAAGTTAAAAGAAAGAGCCCTTGTTAGGACTCCGTCTCTGATTTTTTTAATCACTTTTCGATTCTTACCAGAATGTATTCTGGATTATTCAAATAAGATTCAAGCTCATTAAACATCAAATAATCTAATCGCTTGGACCTAAACACATAATTATCCGTACCACTCCTTGTTTTAGACTCCACTAAAGTCAAGAAGTATATTTTATTATACTTGTTTATATCCAGCGATTGTATTGTTTCTAAACTTTTATCTAATTGAATGATTATCATAAAATATCACTCTCCTTTCATAAATGTATATGTTTTACGCACGAAAAAAGAAATAGCCCAAGCATTACGCCTGAGCCACCACTTAATAATATCTTAATTCTTTTTTCTTTCCTGAAAAACAATTCCAATGTTCATCACTGAACTTACGAAATAACAAGCATCTTCGTGACCCATGCCAAGCTCCTCTAACTTTTTACTTCGTTTTCCAAGCTCAAGCGTTAATCTTTTTTCGCTCATCTCTCTCGCTTCCGTAATAGTAATGTTATCAATGTTTCTGTTCAGCATATTAAATTACCTCCTTAAAATATTATTTATTCATAAAGGCATATGTTTTTAAAGCGAAAAAAGAAGACACTAAGTTTCCTTAGCGCCTCCTAAAATGTAACTACTTCCTAAAGTGAATCAATGATTTAACATAATCCCTTCCATAGGTTGATGAGAATATTCGTCCGTCCCCATCGAATTTAAATGCTTTAAGAGCTGCCCAGATACTTACAACTCCTCCAGATATGCCGCCTACAACCCACATAGCCACTTTAGCAATACGGTCTTTCTTAGCCTCATTAAGTTGCTGTGTCTTAAACTCGTTACCCTCTTCTCTGGCAAGAGCTTTCTCATCAGCATCATAATCAGCTTTTTCAAGTTCTGTACGCCTGTCAATGTACTTGTGAAGTAGATTTGATAACTTTTCGTACTCTTCAGTACCTGGCTCCATTTCATTCAATTTCGCTGAGATTCGTCCAATCTCATCTTCCAATACACTTCTTGTGTTCATTGAATTGACCTCCTTTATTTTATAGTCATTAAAGTACTTGTTAATTCTGCGAATCTTTAATAAGAATAATTCGTTTCTTATTAAGTAAATCCTGGTTAGGTACGATAGCAACATTTACTGAATATAAACCAGTGTCACCATCTTCGTCGGATACAGGTTTAATCTTGAAACTTCCGTATGCATCTCTATTACTGCATCTGATTTTATCCAGTAGAATAGACATGACTACACCGATTGCCGCTCCAAGAATAAATGCTAACATAACAGCCATTTCCATTTTGAACTCTCCTTTCTATTCAATTTTCATCAATACGAATATAAGACCTCTCATTGTCACCTTCGTACTGAAAATAAAAAGAGAAAGCATCTTTTATTCTTTCTCTCATTAAAGGGCATGTTTTTAATGCGAATTTATAATTTATTAACATTCTGTTAATTTACTCACCGTCGTATATTGTAGTATAATATAGACGAAAAATTTAAGGAGGTATTTCAAACATGAAAAAAGAAGAGTATAGCGTTTTTATTGAAGAAATGGCTGATTTGGGTGATGAATGGACTGAGGACGAATTAGAAGGAACATCTTATTCCAAAATGTCCTTGGAAAGAGCCATAAGAGAAAGACGATCATCCCTTGGTAAAATGGATGGCATAATGGGAATGGTCGGTCTCTAATCTAGTTTAGAGGATATGTCGGAATAACATCTGGCATACCCTCTTTTTCTTATTGTCTTTCAATATCTAATAACCAGAAAAATCGTCTGTAAAGTTCATAGTAAACATCTTTGCAACACGGTATATTAAACCTAGCTTTAAGAATATCGTATGAGTACCCTTCAGTAACACCCTGCAAAATATAGAAAGATAGTTCCAAATCAGTTAGTCTTGCGACCCTTTCAATCATATCAATTCTATTAGAATAATAAGCCCTAGCCATTCCATAATCAGCCGTACGGTCACTAACTCCTGATGATTTAACGCCAAGCCCAACTTGATAGGAGTCATATCCGTCTAATATAGAATAAGCTTTCTTCCAATCTGCATACTGTAAACAAAAATGCTTAAGTTCATAGTATCTATGCTTGTCTATGTAATATTTGTTTTTCTCTGATAATACTGGTCGTATCTTTGTTGCCATAATATCATCTCCTTGATTATTATTGCCGGCAAGTCTATTCTAGGTTAAACTTGAGAATCAGTAAAAACAACTTCAGTGGAATTCATTAAGCCATCTATGCATAGTTGCTTCGCATGGGTAATCTTCGTATTCTAATGTATCACTTGTAATACTACCATCTAGCACTCCGTTTATTATCTCCGCAGAATATTGTTTATATGGATATAAATCATCTGGTAAGACCCTATGTATGTGTTTACATACTGGGCATTTGAATCGTTCTATTTTAACGATATTTGAATTTCTATTTTGCGTCCGTACACTTCTCGACACAAAGTCATAGTGTTTTAGGACAGCGCCGCATTCAAGACATGTATGAGTTCTCATAAATACTCCTTTTTGTTGAAGTATAATATAAGATACCTATTGTATTATGTGGTAAATAATGGTAATTATTTTACTCCAAAATTATCTACATAAAATAAAGAGCATCAGCTGTATGCCAATGCTCCTAAAATTATTTTTCTATTCTATTCATTTCATCTATCAATTCAGATAACTCTCTATGTGTATATACATGTTCCGTAATATCTTTTTCTTTATGACCAGATATAAGTTTTAATACATACTCATCCATATGTGCCCTTTTCGCTTTTGTTATAAAGGTATGTCTTGTGTAATGGGGTGTATACTCAATAGAGAATTTTAATTGTTCCATAACCTTATTAAACCTAGTTAAGTATTGATCGTAGCTCAAACCAATACCTTTCTTTTTATTAATATCATTAAATAAGAACTTGCTTCCTACAGACATTGCATCGTCATAGTATTTCTTTACAATATTCATTACTAAAGGATGTATCGGAACTATACGGTTCTTTCCTGAATCTGTTTTTATTCCACCTTGTATATATCCTTCAGCTATATGTACATTTTCCATTTTGATTTTAACCAACTCACTGGGTCTCCAGCCGCTATAACAAGCATAGATAATCATATCTGCAAATGGTACAAATTCAATACTTCGCCATAATGTATCCATTTCATTCTCTGTAAATGGACTTTTATCTTTATGATTCTGCTCTTTCTCTATAGCCACTTTCTTATCAAGTGAAAATTCTTTTGCAAAATTCCTATCAACGATTCTAGCCTCAACCGCGTATGAAAACATATGATTAAATAGATATTTCATACTTTCCTTCGTCGATGGCGATGCTGTTTTTAATTCACCTTTGTATTTACCTCTTGTTTCTATGATCGAACCATTATTTATGCAGTGCTTCATATCAATTATAGTGATATCACGCATCTTCTTCTCATACAATGACGAACAATATTTATATGCAGCTTTTGCTCTGTATCGATGAGACTCGTGGTCTACAATCCAATCATCAAACCAAATAGAATACAACTCTGAAAATGTAATGTTTTTATTATCAATATCAAACGGGGTCTTCAAATATTCTGATAATGCGCTTGCAGCCTCCCCTTTTGTTTTATAATTAGAACCAAGAGTTTTTACAATCTGTTTACTTCTGCCAGTCTCAGGATTTAGTTCCCAACCTATGGTTACTTTTGCTCTATAGCGTTTTCTACGGCTATCATAGCTGATACTTCCTTCACCGTTACTGCGTCTTCCTGCCAT